TCATTTGAAATTCTCCACTTTTGCTAACTGGGACGTATTTGGGACGCAAGTGCCAAAAATAGTGTCTATTTGCTTCGCATGTTCAGTTAAATGATTAGGTGCTAAGTGCGCATATCTTCTCACCATATCAACTGATTCCCAGCCGCCCATTTCTTGCAAAACTGAAAGTGGTACACCTGACTGAATTAACCAGCTCGCCCATGTATGCCGCAAGTCATGAAAGCGGAAATTTTCTATTCCAGCTCTTTTTAGTGCGGTTCTCCATGCTGTGTTAGAATCGACTCTCATTTTTCTAACGCTTGGCGTTAAAGTTCCATCCGGTCTTTTCTTCGGATCCGTATGAACGAATACCCACTTATGATGGTTCCCTATTTGAGCCTTAAGCACTTGGCAGGACGTATCATTTAAAGCAACCCCAATTGCCTGACCTGATTTACTGTCCTCTGGATTTATCCAAGCGACCTTTCTTTGCATATCAATTTGTCCCCATTCTAAATTGATAATATTGGAACGTCGCAAGCCAGTAGCAATAGCAAATGTAACTACGGATTTCAGTGGTTCAGGGCATTCACGGATCAGCCTTTGTGCTTCGTGATACTCTAACCACCGAACCCGTTTTTCTCTTACTGTTGGAACTTTAATAACGGGTGACTTTTCCAGCCACTTCCATTCTCTCTCTGCAGTGCGTAGCAATGACTTCATTATCGCCAAATGCTTTGCTTTCGTAGCTGTTGTTACTTGAGCTTCTGAGTAAGAAGGGATTTCCTTTCCCTTGCGCTTTGCTGCTTCCGCTTGCTTCTCCCATCGCTCTTTAACTTTTCGATTTCTCATCTTGCTTACAGCTGCATAAATTTTTGCTTCTGTAATATCTTTTAGCTTCACACCTTCAAAGTGATCTAACCAAAAGGAAAGCCGACCTTTATCATCATCCAATGATTTTTTATCAGCTTTCTCCTCAATCCAGCGAACAATAGCCTCTTCAAATGTAACCTCAGGGAAGTCACCAAGTTTTTCTATGCGCCACAGTTCAGACTTTCGTTTGTCGTGTAGCTCCTGTGCTTGCTTCTTGATCGTTGTGCCAAGAGACTCCTTGATACGTTTGCCGCTTGGCGTCGTGTAGTCCCCGTACCATATTTTTCCTCTTTGGAATATTGACATGATTTCCTTTCTCCTGTCTCACCAGTGTTCACTGGCATAGTGTGAATTGATTTGTTGGCCGCTGCAATACATGCAGCTCTGGTGAATAGGTAAGGTGAGTTTCTTTTAAGGGGATTTTTCTTTGTGAATGCAATCATTCCTTGCTTGCACCACTGGGACAAAGTGTTTTCTGATATACCTATAATTTCTGCGGCTTCTTTCCTAGAGATAGTTATTCCTATCATCATTAATCTCCTTATCAATAGTCATAACATAGTGATTGAACCACATGTTAGGTGTGTATTTTCTTTTCTTATCTGGTGGTAATAGGCTTGTGAATTCTGGAAGGTATTTACTTATTGTTTGCTTGGATAATTCGGTGGTTAGTTTGTCGTATTTCTTTAATTCTGTGTGGCACCTTTTCGCCACACTTCGCAATCCGTTTTCATGCTCTTGTGGTGTCATAGGCCACCTATGCTATTTTCCATTCATTTAATATTTGATTGCCGATATCCATTAATTCATCTCTATCGATAGCGGTAATTATTTGTCGTGGCTTAATATACGGTCGCCATATTAAAAACATTGATCCTTTATTATTCCCGTTAACTGGCTTTTTTGTTTCTGCATTAATAAATGATATTCGACCGCCTGTAATTAATCTTACCTCGTCAACTGTTTCTAATGCCGACTCATACCAGCCTACAGAAGTGTCAGACGGAATTAACATAACAATAGGCTGTAATTGTTTTTTACATTGCTCAGCGGCTTTATTAATCCAAGGCTGAATATCTGAATAGGGGGGATTTATGAATATAGCTCCGTAACTTTCCCAGTCGCAATTTAGCGAGTCGTCTTTTTCGGTGAGGTAGTGAGTGCATAAAGCGTTATTTTTATCGGCGGCGGCATCTAAATAGAAACCGAATTCAGCGTCCAGCGCTGTAAATAAAGGCAGGGGAGTTTGCCATCTATCACGCAATTCCTTTGGTGTGTGGCTGCCTCCATAATCAGTTCTCATGTCTACATGTTTCTCCACAAACTATCTCAACATTCCGCACCGCCATTAATTGCATAGCACGGCTCTCGCATTCTTGCTGTGTGTATATTTGCTCTGTAACAGGCACAGCAGAACCCTGTATTAGCATGAGTAATACATATCCGATTATTAGTTTCATGTTTAATCTAGTCGGTAGAGAGGGCTTATTGTTAATTTTTTACCAAGAGAATATTTAGATAAAATATCACGATGATAAATAGCTCTTTCCTTTTTATTCTTCGCTCTATCCAAAAATAACTTACCGTCCTCTTCATTAATTATTCCAAAGCAAATAGGCTCCAAGTTATTAATTAAACTCTCGCGTGATGCTTGCCATACATCAAATAGATTTATCGTTGATGATTTATTCTTACTGCGCCAATCTTCAAATTGCTGTCTTGATTTATCCATCACTCCACCTTTTTAAACTCAATAACCCACGACCATTCGTTATTTCTCCAACTGCCAATGCCATATATCGATGACCATAATTCTTTGTATGCATTTTTTGCGGTTATATACGGCTGATTGCTGTTTGGAATATAAAATCCAACTAACCAGTTACCTTCATTTCCATATTGACCAGCCGAGATTCCTTCCGCTATTGCATCACTAGGAGATATTTCTTGAATCTGCTGTAACCAAAGATCAGTAATTTCAATCTTCCCTTTGATATTACCGCCTTTATCCGCAACGTTGATGATGTCGCCAATTTCACCATATGGGCAATCAACATCAACAAAACCATGATGCCATGCTGCACATACTTGCTCTGATAATGTGCAGCCTTCTTGCCATGCGTCAAGATTGCGCAACTCATCCTCGGTTACTTTTGGTTGTGGCTCAATCGGTCTGCGCGTCTGAGTTTTTCTGCCATCCATGACAGCCGCTAACATTGCATCGTTAAACTTGATTTTGTCTTTCATCACTCCACCTTTCTATATCCAGCTTTATAGATTCGATTTGCATAGTTACGTGCAATGCTAATATCTGCACAGCAAAGCACCGTCAGCATTTCAGATGCCATAGCTTCAATTTCCTTTTCAGCCATTTCCTTTCGATACAAATCAACCTTTTCTTTGGTTTTATCGATACATGTAAAACAAAGAATAATATTTTCACCAACAGTGATTAAATGTTCACCGCAATCATTGCCACAGGCTGTGCAAATAGTGCGTATTTTTATTGATGTGTATTTTTCGTTATCACTCATACTCACTCCTCTTCATTGCATCTATTTAATCGCTAGGATTAAAATAATTCATAACTATTTTTAATTTATAACCTATAGTTAATTTGAACTTTCTAATTATTTTTGTAGTCCTCGCCGATGCTCCCTGTGTCGGCTTTTTTTATTCATTGCATCCCTGTGAGTTAAATTAATCCCAATTCATCTTCAATCCTGACCAATGATTCAGGGTTGGTGGTAACTGGCTTAGCCATCCAATCAACTGATACCAACCTCCCATTAACTAAAACGCCAATGTTAAAATCATCAGAATCACGCTGCTGTAAGCCGTTTTTAATGGCATCGTTACGGTTATCGAACCTTTGATGGTCTGTGTAGTAATTAATGCCGCTGCCTTGGTCGTTACAATAAGCTTGAACGCAGATGTAAATGTATTCTGTTTTCATATATCTATCTCCTGTTTGCATCCTTGCACTGAGTCCGTTAATTAAACGTATGGCTTAATATCGAATTGCTTAAACCATTCTTTTATTTCGCCGTATTCTTCATCGCTAATTCCATTATCTTCTCGCCACTCAGCGAATGAACTTCTAGCTGCATCTTTAGTTAAGTAATAAATAAAATCTTGCAATTTCTTAGGTGTTTTCATGGTTATATCCTTTGATTAAATTGCATAGGGGAGGGTTAGAATGGGATTTCTTGATCATCCCAATCTTGAGGTGGCTCATTTTGCTGAGCTGGCTGCCTTTGTTGTGACTGCTGCGATTGCCTTTGCTGCGGCTTCTGGCTTCCTGCCTGATTGTTGTTGCCGTTACCGCCTAGCATTTGCATTGATCCGCCAATATTCACAACGACTTCTGTCGTGTATCGGTCTTGACCGCTTTGGTCTTGCCATTTACGCGTTTGCAAAGAACCTTCGATATAGACTTGTGAGCCTTTTTTCAGATATTCGCCTGCAACTTCAGCTAACTTGCCGAAGATGCACACTCTATGCCATTCAGTTTTCTCGCGCATTTCACCTGATTGCTTATCACGCCACGATTCCGATGTGGCTAGTGTAAGATTTGCCACAGCGCCACCGTTAGGCATGTAGCGTATTTCTACATCCTGACCTAAATTTCCAATAAGTATGACCTTATTCACTCCGCGACTAGCCATGCTCAATAACTCCCTCTAATTCTTCTTTGCGAATTTGATAAACATCAGTTGCTTTACTTAGTTCTTCGTCGTTGTTTGAGAGCACTTTAGCTGCATATTTATATAGCTTATCTAATTCTTCGACGCACCTTGCATCACTGGCTACACCAACAAAATCACTTAAGATTTGCTCTGGAGAGCGAGCGTCAGGCTGTTTCTCTTCGGTAGTTTTATTATTAATAAGATTGTTAAGTGATTGTTTTGTGGTTTGTGGTGTCACGTCCCTTGCAGCTCGCGGCTCTGAATCAAATTCGTCAGGCGTGTAAACTCCCAAAATAACCTCGGGGCAATAGAGACGAGCCCAATACTTAACAGCTAAATATGCAATTTGCTGCTTAGGCGCTGTTTTCCATAATGGTGAGTTTCTGGTGGTGATATCGAACATATACAGGGGCTCACCCCAAGTTATATCTTCGTCACCGCGCAAGATAGCGCCAACCTGAACAAATAAACCGACCTCATCTGACTTGTTTTTTGTACCTGTTATTTTTTCCCATTCACCGCCATATCGATAATGGAATCGACCATTGACAGCTTTAGAGCTTGTTACCACTGCATTCACTAACTGAGCTTCATACCCTAAAACACCGTTCACTAAATGAGTTTTCTGAGCCACTGCATAAGGATTCATTCGCCATTGTGCAGCCTGTAAAGCTACCGCTAAACAGTCAGCAGGCTTGCCTGCTAAGTGCTTTGGTACTGTTGCAACGCCAAGCGCCATGACTTCCGCAAACGCTTGCAGTTTTTGTAATCCTGTCGGGCTAAAAATAGCGGTGGAGGTATCAGCCTCATGAGCCGCATCAATTGTTGTTATTTCTTGTGACATATTAATCTTTCCTTCTAGCCCAGTCAGGGCGTGAAATAGGCTCTATGCCGCCCCAATCATCATTGATGCGACACTCATGAAATTCCTGTAAGTTTTGCTTGAATAGATTGAATCCAACGTCAATGTCGGACGAGTCCAATTCATAGACATGAACCGGATAACGAGCGCAGTCGATGGTTTCACTGACTGCGATAAATAGAAATACAGGGGATTCACCAAAGTGACGCAAATAACCTTCCTGATACATTGCGTTTTGTACGTGATATCGAAATTCTTCTATGTGCCTGTCGAACCGACTCATATCTGCAACTTTTTTGACGTCGATAATTACCGGTTGCTGAGCCAGTATTTTGTCTGGCCTTATTCTGCACAACTCTTCTGTGTCTGAGTCAGTCCAGTAAATCGATGCTTCACAGTGACCATCAGCTTCAAGAAAATATCTTGCTGCGTGGTGTGCTAGGGCGCTTTCTCGCATAATTTTCAGCTTCCGGTGCTGCTCGTACTCCATTATTATTTTCCCTGGGTTTTCGCACTCCTTTAAGAAATCCTTTTCATCTTGTTTTCCTTGCGTTGTCCTTCGATTAAACTCAGGCGCTTCAATAAATCGATCCTTAAACTCATCAGGTTCAAGTAATAAGCAGTGAAGGGCGGTTCCCATGTCCAACGCTTTCAACTTTTCCGTGTCGAGAGGTGCATTTTTCTTCCATTTATAAAATGCGGGGCTCCTTGCTATATCATCCAACTGAGACTTGCTAACACCTAATCCATGGTGATAATCTTCATTTGAAATGTCGTAATAAATACCCTCATTCATTGAATAAGCCTCTCTTTCAATACATCCTGTATTTTCTTTAGGATCCTATCCTTGGTTGATTCAGATAATTGGCGAAGCTCCTCTCCGTCAATTTGGTTGTAAATATCAATCGCCATTTCTCCAATCTCAAAGTTTGGGTCATGGCCTTTGAGTTGAAAATTCATGCTGCGTCCTCATACCGTTCCCTGAGTATCTTTTCCAACAGCTCCTTTGTTGGGTTTAAACTCAATATCAGCCATTCCTTGGCGTTTGTTTCTATCCCTGTGTGTGAATCAAATTCGAGTGATATGCGCTGTCCTTGATGCGCTGCTGGCGATGAAGATATATAAATCCCTTTACCTTCAATCGTTAGTGTTTGCATAAGTCACCTCGATATCAGCGTTAAAATAATGAGTAGGGCGATAACAACAGCTATCCAATCCCACTTAACTTTGCTTTTAACTTCATCCTTGAAGCTCTCGCTATTCAGTCGATAGCTGAGTTCCTGCCGCTTTAATTCGGTTGTTTCGTTTATTTCATGCATAAGAAATCCCTCACGTATCGATTGATAGCGATTGTTATTGAAAGTGTTCTGGTGTTGGTGCGGTGGGTTAGATTCCTAGGCTTTACTGCTGACCGAGGGCTTTTGCGATTGCTAAATTGGCTTTCTTGAATGTGCAGTCATTAGCTTCTTGCAAGAAGTGCTCCTGACATAATCCGTTATGGTCTATGCTGCATTTATCGTAAGATTGAACTATCTCAATCAAAGCCTCTAATAACTCTGGTGCTGCGGCGATTAGATTGGCGTTGGCTTCTTGTACAGATTCACTTTCAGGCCAATTAGTAGACCAGATTTCAACCCAGCTGTTATTTTCGCATCCATGAACTGTAGCGATTTGCCCAGTATGGGTATTATTCCTATCCGTTAGCCACGGTGCTGGCGTTCCTTTAAACTCCATATCACCCCCTAGCCTTTAACATTGCATCTGCCATGCGGTAGTAGAAATTAGCCCTATTAACTAGGTGCTCATCAGCGGTACTATTATCGTAATAACCTAGCGCCTCCGCATCCTGTGCCGCGAAATCACCTTGCATACATTTAGCGGCAAAATAGTCACGCAAACTCATGCCTGATGAATTGAATTCTTTGCCTAGCCCAGTATCAGGATCGATATCTAATAATTGTTTACATGGAAAAGCTGGTCTTGTTTTATCTGTCATGCTCCCTCCTAAATTACTTCATCAGTCTGTATTCATAGTTGATATTGTTAAGACTTTCCCTGTCTGACTCTAGGTAGTAATCCCATAGCTCTTGGTCTTTATTCTCCCTGACCAACTGCCAATGCCAGCCTATTTTTGATTTAACCCTGCGAACTTTTCTTATTACAGTTTCATCGCAATCAAATATGACTCCATAGCCGCTACCAAGACAGCTACGTAACACACCAAGCTCAACGCTGACGGTTCGAAATAACTTCGGCATGGGTAAATTTACATTGTGGAAATCATCTATTGTCATACTCCCTCCGTTATTAACTAAACACGCCTTGCTGCTTGCCTAGCAAATTTTTTTGTGTGGCCAAGTGCCATCAAGCGCTTTAATTCAGCATCCCGTCTGATTTTTTTATCTTCCTTGCTGCTATATGGGTTACGAAACCCAAATATGTCTCGCTTATTTTCCATCTCTATCTCCTATCTATTAATCAACTCACCACAGCCCACCTTGATGGACTGTAATTAGTTAACTGTGCCTGCTTTTAACCACGTCAGGCGAGGTGGTTTCCCTTGTACCCCTACAATGAGAAAACGGATATAATTCACTCACCCCTACAAAGTGAGAGTTAGTTATGTCTGAAGAAAAAGGAATTATCGGAAAAATAACCGATGCTGCGGCTGGTGTTGGAGGTTTTTTAAAGTCTGCCCTAGGGACTGTAAAAGAAATACAGGACTTGCATGTTGATTATGCAACCAAAGAAAAAACATATGAATTATTAGATAAGATGTATGAGGCTAAAAACCAACTAATGGGAGTTCAGGATTTATTAATATCGGCGAAGGATAGAATTATTGAACTCGAAAATCTTATCAAGCAAAAAGAAAATTGGGCGGTCGAAGCATCTAATTATAAGCTTCTGAAAACGGAAGCCGGTAGCTTTGTCTATACGACGATTGAATCTTCCGATGATAATAAGGGCTCTCCCTATTTTTGTCCCAACTGTTACAGTAAAAAAGAGATATCGCTGCTTCATCCTAGCCCAACCGTAGTGTCGCATGGTCAGTATTTTGTTTATTATTGCCCTAATTGTAATTCTGAATTTAAAATGCATAGGACTCCACCTATAAAAATTGATGTGCCTGCGATAGGGCGTAATTGGTAATGCCCACTAAGACCATCCGTGGGCTTTATCGTGCCGTAATACTTCCATCACTCATAATCGGCTTGCGTAGCCGTGGTTGATTGCGTGTATCGCATTCCTGCGAGCGTTTCTAATCTTCACTAGCTCATGGTCAGTAGCGTCTTTATGATGCTGCCTGATATGCATGGCTGGCGTTCTTGTGTCGAAATCTTTATGACATACCGGACAGTTGATGATGAATTTCACGTTATGCCCTCGCTGTCACTTCACCAGACTCTAATAACGTTCCTGACTTACGATATTTAGCTGAGTAAATACTAGAATTTGGTAAGCAGGTGTTATCTGCTGAGTCATAAACCTTAGTGCTGCGAATTGAAATTGCTTTCTCAACTCGGCTAATTGGTTTGCGTGTTAGTGATAAGGTAGGGCGTTTAGTTTCTTTTTCTACTTCACCATGAATTGCGGCTTTTAAGCTTTCAGTTAATGCGTGTGCTTCCTGCAATGCTTTTCTGCGTTCCATTCTGCGTGATCTTGCGTTTTCGTAGCCGTGAAAGTTACACATAGTTATCTCCTTACAGTTTGCTTTGGTGATTGGCCAGTGGCGCTCTATCCACTATTCCTGTTTTGCCTTTGGCTACAGAGTTCATGACCAATCCCAAAACATACTGTCTTTGGTTTGCGCTTTTCCAGCGCTATCTATTAAAGAGCTAACATCCTGTTTATCTATGGCTCCTTGCCTTCGATGAGTTAAAAGATACAGGTAAAACTGTATTTGGTCAACAGGTAAAACTGTATTTTTACAAATAAATCTGTAATGGCGTGAAAAAATAGGAATTTAGGCACAAAAAAACCCGCCGAAGCGGGTTGTTATGGGTTGGTGGGTTATCTTTTCCTTCGATATATCCGGTGCTCGACCATTGTACCTATTAATCTGAGTCTAATTTTCTCGCTATCTAATATAGGGTAGTCATTGTTTAATGGAACCAACTCATAATGCTGCGTTCCATCCATCATTATGTGGGTAGGTCTATATTTTTTGAATGTGGCCTCTTGATCCCCGTTTGCTGCAACAACAAACTCCCCCGGTATTGGCTCTACTTCTGGGTCTATTATTACAACATCCCCTGTTTTAAAATCTGGCTCCATTGAATCACCATCTATTCTAAGCGCAAAGGCTTGGTTAGATAGGTCTTGATCCGTCAATACATATTCAAATCCGCCATCACAATCGCTAATAGGCACGCTTTCAGCCAAGTTTCCCGCCTGTACATAGCTAATTAAAGGTATTTTCCTTGTGTTTACCTCATGAACTGGCTGTATGTTATCTCCAGTCATAAGCCACCCCGCATCGCATTCTAGAGCATTTGCGATACTTATTATATTTCTAGGTTTTTGCGTTTGTCCATCTTCGATAGCTGCCCATGACTGTTGTCTAATTCCTGCCTTTTCAGCGGCTTCAGTTTGAGTTAACCCTAACGCATCTCTTCGCGCTTTTACTCTACTTGCAAGACTCATATTCCCACCCCCTGTAATGCAGGGATTTTTACAATAAAAACTGTATTTGACAAACAGGTGTATCTGTTATTAAATACAGATAAAACTGTATAAGGAGAAAGAGACGTATGGAAACCATCTCTCAACGTGTAAAAAATCGACGAGGTGAACTTAATTTAACCCAATCTCAGCTGGCTGAATTAGTAGGAATCAAGCAACAGTCAATTCAGGCAATTGAATCTGGTGTAACAAAAAGGCCTCGGTTTATTTTTGAATTATCTAAAGCATTAAAGTGCAGTGTTATTTGGCTGCAAAGTGGAAATAAAAAGTAACCCTCTCGCTCTTTAAATCCTCAGCCCTGAAAAAGGGCATCAGTACAAAACTTAACTCACAGGATCGTGAGCAACGGACTACATGCAACTATTTAATGGAATATAAATTATGGACTACGCAAAAACTATCAATATCACCTGCAAGCCTGAAATGCTCGAGAGCTACTTCTTCAAAAGAGTTCTAGATGAGGGTAACAATTTATTTGCAAGTGAAATGGGCATACATCCAACAGCATCAAGCCGAGAAAAGAATCGGATATTCAAACTAGCCTGTAAGGCTATAGCGCATTACGGGCTGCCTGAAGAAGCGGTATCAATGCCAGAGACTACTAGAAATGTGGTGATCGAAGGTGACTATGCAGAGCAGATTATCAAAATGCTTGAGTACAACGGAAGATTAAAAAGAAAAGCCCCAACCGCTGTAACGGATGAGGCTCAATTGGAACTAATTTAAAAACAACTGATGAGGTAATTATACATGAAAACTAAATTTAATTACAGCGCTGTGCATAAAAACGTCATGAGAGAACGTGAGCTAAGAAAAGTCACTGAGCAAGGAGTAAAAGGTCTTAGGGCTGCGTTAGAGGACGCAAAACTAAGACAAGCTCACAAGGAAGAATTAACCGGAGGGAAACAGCATGAGTAATGTGTCATATGCGCTGCAAAGACGCTTTGAGCAGCCTGTTAAGTCAGGCAAGGGGTTTGCCTTCATGCACAGGAAAATTAAGGACTGTGACTTCTACAGGAAGGATTCAGAGGCTGTACATTTGTGGTTACATTTGATTATGACAGCCAGTCACCAGCCCGAGCTAGTAGATACGGATATAGGTCAATTATCTATTGGTCGAGGGCAGATGATGAGAAGTCGCCCAAAGTTATCTGAAGAAACGGGGATCTCAGATAATAAAATAAGGGCATTACTAAGAAGTTTTGTCAGCAAAGAAATGATTTCTATTGATGCTAAAAGTAAGAAAATTAGCATCATTACAGTGCTGAAATACGACGAATATCAAGGAAAAAATTGTCCGGAAGTTGTCCGAGAGTTGTCCGATGAAATTCCAGCAGTATCAAGTCTTGAGAGCGGCATGTGTCCGGAAGATGTCCGACGATTGTCCTTATACAATAATACTAATAATAATACATCTAAAGATGTATTTGGTGGACTTTCTGACGAAAGCCACGATGACCAATCAGTCAAAATTAAATCTAAAAAATCACCACCAATTCCCTATCAAGCAATCATTGATGCTTACCATGAGATCCTACCTAAAATGGCAAAAATTCAAGTGGTGAGGGGAGCTAGAAAAAACAACATCCGTTCTTTCTGGCAAAAATGTAATTCTGAGTACATGAGCAAGCATGGAAAGCCATTCACTCTAGATAACTGGCGTGGCTATCTAGGTTATATCGAAAGTAATTGCAAATGGATGATGGAGCAGAGACCAAACGGCAGTGGTGGATATTGGGCTGCCAAAAACTTGGATTACCTAATCACTGACAAATGCTATGTATCAGTCAAGGAGGACAGAGCAAATGACCGTAAATAATTTTAAGCAAGTGCCACACAGCATTGAGACAGAGCAAAGTGTTATCGGATCCCTATTGATTGACCCTAACAGTGATAATGCACAGAGAGTGTTTTCGGTGCTTAAACCTGATGATTTCTACGGAATACACCATAAGATTATTTTTGGCGAAATGAAGGTGATGGCAAGCAAGCATCAGCCTATCGATATTCTTACTGTGTCTGACAGGCTGGAAGCGGTTGGGAAAGATAAAAACACTGGTGGTTTGTCATACCTTGGTGAGCTAACCAAAAGTACGCCTAGCACAGCTAATATCATTCACTATTCAAAACGCCTCAAGGAATTTTCAAGTGAGCGGTATGCCATTGAGCGGGTCAACGAAGCTAGTCGAATGCTGATTGAACCAAGCACACTTAGCTTTTCTGAAAAAATGGAATTCATCCAAAAGCTAATCACCGATGCGTCAGAGAATGGTGTGACTGGTCGAAAGTCTGGCTTGAAAAACATGGCCGAGTTACTGCCTGAGTGGTTTGAAGGTGTCGAAAACAGGTTCAATAATCCCGAGCAGTTCGTTGGACTCAAGACGGGTATCAAACCACTTGATGACATGTTGTCGCCTAAATTTGTCGTCCGTGGATCCCTATTTGTTATTGGTGCACGTCCGAAGATGGGAAAAACAACTGTACTCACGGAATTAGCTAAAAACGTCTCCAATGATGGACTGGCAGTAGCTCTGTTTAGCATGGAAATGACCAACGACCAGATTATTGAGCGTGTGGTAAGCCAGAAAACAGGCTTGAATTCTGACATGTTCTACGGCGGCACTGATGATGCTTTCGAGTGGGGACTACTTGGTCAGGCTATGAGTGACTTGAGTGATAATCCTAACACTTGGGTCGATGATACGCCGAATATGACGATTGAACACATCCAATCAGAATGCCGGAAGTTAAAACGTAAAGTTGGGCGCATTGGTTTTATTGGCGTTGATTATTTAACACTGATGAGAGCTGGAAAAGCAGACAGGAACGACCTTGCGTATGGTGATATCACAAAAGGACTCAAGCAATTAGCAAAAGAACTCGACACTGTTGTCGTTTTGCTAACTCAGCTAAACCGTAAACTTGAAGATAGACCCAACAAACGACCATTGCCGAGCGATAGCCGAGATACCAGCCAAATCGAGCAGGACTGCGATTACTGGATGGGAATACACAAAGAGTCAGTTTACACCGAAGGTGCAGATAAAACCCTCACAGAGTTACTCGTCAGGCTTAACCGTCATGGAAAAACTGGAACCGCATTTGTGGATCAGAAAGGGCTTTGTTTATTCGACACTGACCAGATTCAGGCAATGGCTAGATCACAACCAGTAAATTCCCGTAACACACCAAATCATAAGGACTTCTAGAATGAGCGGATATGCAATTCTTCAAGAGTATATGTTTACTGATAAAGACAAGCACGAATGGACAGAAGCAATGAGCTATCTGTTAGATAATTATGATGATTTTCCTAGCGATATGGATGTGAATATTCAATCAGCACCCGAACATAAGGACTTTAGATTCATCAAGACAATGGAAGGGAAAATACTTTTCGGCAATTGCATGGTGCCAGCGATAACAGCCGATGATTTCTACCAGTTTAAAGCCATAAATTAAGCGAGGTGTTGAGTGATAAAAGGAACAACGTTAACAGAGCTGAATGATGCATACGAAAATCAAGCGATGACATTAACTCAGAGAAAATACAGTGCTGCCTCTTTGGCAGGCACTTCCGGGTACGACATATTTTTTCGTGAGACAGTAATTAACTATAAGAAGTTAATCCCACGCGGAAAGGCGTTCATTCGGTTATTAACTTTATGTCAGCAGGATTATTTTTATGACTAGGGAGGCATCTAATGCAGGGAACTAATCCAACAAATGATATTCAGCTAGAAGTCCTTTATATGGGCAAGGATGAAGTCTATGTATGTTTCATTGAAGGACCAGCAACAATAGACGAATTGCAGAAAATAGAAACTCAGCTACAAGCTGACGCAGAAGAGTATGAAATACTTACTGAGCACGGTAAATATAAAATCAGCGCGACTTATGACCGTGGAGATTATGATGACTTAGGTCGATGTGAGGTTGAGCCATATTGGGTTTTTGATATTCAATCATTTGAGCCAATGCCGGAGGAATATTATGCAGGGAACTAATTGGGTTAATACAAACATGGCATTACCAGATGATAGCGAGCCAGTTTTACTTATCAACGATGGTGAAATTCTAGCAGGTGTTTATAGGCTTGAATGGAACTCTGTAGAAGGCGAAATGCAATGGTTTCTTGATGATACTGTGTTGCCGCTGCCAATTCCTGACGCTGATTACTGGATGTATTTACGCGATTTACCAATGCCAGAGGGTGAATGATGAAGATAAAACGCAAAGTTCACAATAAGTTATTCCCAACTCGTAAATTGCCATTCTATCAGCATTCAAAAGTTGGTGAGTTGAATGTACTCGAATGCTACATGGATAAGTGGTTATTAGTATTACTGTTTATTCCTATTGTCGTTATTGGAACTCTAATAGCTGGATTTCCTACAGCATTTAATGAGGCAACGGCTTATTTCAGAAATCCATATTCATTTGACAAGCTAACCACGGCAGAAGTTGAAGCGATTAGGTTGGAACAGGAGAGCTAACAGTGATAACAGTAAAAACAAGTGAACTGATAGGCATTGCTCTAGATTGGGCTGTCACTGAGGCCATAGGTGAGCAGCATAGAGATGATGCTTACAGGAAAAAATACTCAAGTGATTGGCGTGATTGCGGAACGTTACTGGAAAGGTTCAGGATAGACGTTCATCATGAAATTGGAGGATGGCTAGTACATAAAGACCTCGGTTTTATTGGCGCTGCAAATGACCTGAAAATCGCTATCTGTCTTGCAATAGTCGGATGGAAATTTGGTGACGAAGTGCAAATACCAGCATCACTTCAGGAGAGCTAACAGTGATTTACGACCTGAAGCTACCGAACTGGGCAACGCTAAGTGATTGTCCGTTTTGTAACGCCAAAGCAGAGCTAGTGGCAGACGGTGAAGGCGTGTATGCAGGATGCGCTGGTAGTGAATGCAGAATAAAGCCAATAACTCTAACTTACGCCACGAAGCGCGATGCTATCAGGGCATGGAATTGGAGACCGTAGGAGGCTAACTTGGAAGCAGATTTCCTCTTCCATGAATCAACCAAAACCGCAGCATGGCAACACCTCAAAGAAGTTCTAGCAACAAACCAACCTCACCGAATCATTATCAAGCCTTGGAAAAATCGCAGGTCATTATCTCAGAATTCACTTTCACATGTTTGGTATGCCGAAATCAGCAAGCATTTATGCAATAACGGCATCAAGCACACTGATGAGAGCGTCAAGGAGATGATGAAGCATACTTTTCTAGGCTATGAGCTAACTGAAATGGTAAACGCCGTAACGGTCGATATAGAGCGAATTAGGACGCTACGAAAAACATCAAAGTTAGATACAGGTGAAATGTTCTTTTACATGGAGCAGGTTGAACGCTGGGCGGTTGATATAGGTTGTTTTGTGACGATACCGAAAGAATCACAGTACATGAAACTCAAGGAGCAGCAAGAGCGATGAATACAGAGCAAACAAAATTAATTGAATTTATTAAGGCTGTGAGAGATTACGACACGTTCTATATCCAACTTGCAAAATCAGCTTTATGCATTAGTGATTGGGAATGTCGAAAGCGAATATCAACGCTATATGGAATTGGCGCGATAAAGCCAATGCGTGGCAGTAAAACAAAATATGTCGTCGCTGATAACGCTATCCAGTTAATCGTTAATAGTCAGCGTGAGGTGGATAAGAAATCAAAGCCAAAGGAAGTTAAAAAGGCCGATAGGTTTTATGACTTTGATTGCTCAATGATTGTTGTTGATAAAGCCAATGTAGCCGATATGGGAAATTCATTTCTGAAGCTGTTCGATTCGTTGCTAACTGGAGTCAGGGCATGAAAAAACAATTAATCTTTGGCTTTGTCGTTGGCCTAATAGTTACTGCCGTTTGTATTTTTGTGGAGGCTGTTAAATATGGCTAACCCAAGACGACGGCGCTGTAAAATATGTAGAGAGTGGTTTCATCCCAAGTATGACAATATCGAGTGGTGCAGCCCAGAACATGGAGCAGAATTAGGAGTTAAGCGAAGGCAAAAGGATTATGAAAAGGCACAGGCTAAACTCAAAAAGGAACAAAGAGAAAAAGAAGTAAAAGCCCGCGATAAACTCAAAGTTAGAAAGTTAGCAGTAAAACCCCTCAAATACTTCACCCAGCAAGCTCAGAGCGCATTTAACGCCTACATCAGATATAGAGACCGAAATGAACCTTGCATCTCATGTGAGCGATTTCACGACGGTCAATATCACGCTGGACATTACCGAACAACGGGAGCCAATCCAGAACTTAGATTTAACGAGGACAATACCCATAAGCAATGCGCCCCATGCAATAACCACCTTTCCGGCAATATCGAAAAATACACGCCTAATCTGATAGCGAAAATCGGACAGGAGCGATTCGATATTTTGATGGGATTTCATGAGTTGCCCAAGTGGAAACGTGAGGACTACGAGCGAATACGTGACGACTACCGGAAGAAACTGAAGGAGCTGAAAGATGCAGGCTGAAATCACAACTATCCCAGAACTTCTCATTAAGCACTACGGAAACATGACTGAGATTGGAAGGTTAATAAATACCACTCGAAATACAGTCAGAAAGTACGTTCATGATGTTAAAGCAGAAAATCATGTTGTTATTAATGGTCGGCTAATGACAAAGCATAAGGGCGCTAAGGTGATTGAATGAGCTACATCGGAGAGAAAGAACTCACCAAAGATGAATTTGATTATGTGAATAATTGGCTGGAGTTATGGGGCGCGTGGGTTCACTCAGGAAGGTTAAATGTACGCATGATTAATATGATTTATAAATTCATGCGAACAGTAGAGCCTAACAGTACACCATCTAGGCCGATGTGCAGTGATGATGAAGGAATGTTGATTTCTCAGGTCGTAGATTCAATCATCGCCACTGACGAACAGGCTTACAAGATATTACTTAGTTACTATGCGTGCGGCTCTTCTAAACTTTCAATAGCATCTTACTATCACTCGGTTGCAAATCCTCGCAAAATGCAAACAAGAGGTGGAAATAAGTATCGAAAGCCATCACTTGGAACCTGTAGAAATGAAGTTGATGAAAAATTGAAAGCGTCACAATGGCTGTTATATGAACCTCTTCGAAATGCTATTAATGAACGTAAACGTGTAGCTAAAATACGTAAAATAGCTGAATTTACCCCTTGACACGCTTTATCAAATTAGCAATACTTATCAGGTAAGCTGCCTTAACTGTTCTTAGGTTGGCTTAACCAGATTAATAGAGCCTCTACTTCGGTGGGGCTTTTTGCTTTCCAACTCTCCGGAATTTCCGGATAGTTCACATTTCAAGAGGTCGCCTAGTGCGGCCTTTTTTGTTTCTACCATATCGAGAACATCCTCGAAATGGTCACTCATACGCCGCCACAGAATTCTAATCACACACACTTAATTGACGCATAGAGATTGTGCGCGGCTATCTATTAACTAAATTCCTCCTATGGGGGTGAGTATGAAATATATGAATAACACTCCTGATTGGCTGGATCATCTACTTAGTTGGCTATCTTCAGCAAAAGAGCAAGCGGCTGCGGCTGGTCTAGCTGGAACTGTTGCCATACTGCGTGGCATGTATAACGGAGGTGGCTGGAAGAAGACCCTGCTGGATGGTGCGCTATGTGCATTCTTCGGATGGTTCGCTAAAGACTTACTAGCAGCTATGGGTATGAATCCTGAGTTTGCTTATTTCACTAGCGTGCTGATTGGTTACTGGGGCGTAGAAACGCTGAGCAAAATGATTAAAGGTAAGGCAGGGGTGAATAATGACTAGGAAAATAGCACGAGGTGAACGCAACAATAACCCAGGCAACATTGATTATAACCCTGCTAATAAATGGCAAGGTCAGATAGGTATCGAAATAGGTGTTGATAAGCCTCGTTTCTGTCGCTTTGAAACAGCCGAATATGGCATTCGCGCTATCTATAAATTGCTTCAAACCTATCAGCGTAAATATGGATTGAATTCAGTTTCAGCAATTATCAATAAGTATGCGCCACCGATTGAAAATAATACTACTGGTTATATTAATCGTGCCGCCGCTTCAATTGGTGTTGGTATTAATGATCACATCAACACTAGCGATAAAAAAGTGGGGATTGCACTAGCCACCGCGATTGTCGGTGTTGAGTTGGGATATCAGCCATATGATGAGGCTACGTTCGAAAAAGCGTGGGGCTTGTTGTGAGCTGGGCTGAAAAAGCGCTAATTGTTATCTTGGCTTCAATGGTAGGTGTTATTTACTTTTTAAGTGACTCGATAAACAGTAAAAACGAGAAAATTAAACAGCTTAATAATGACCTATTAACGCAAGTAGCTATCACTGCAGATTACGAAAAGCGCATTAACTCTCTTCACGAACTCGACACCAAACACACAACGGAACTCACAAATGCAAAAGCTGAACTTGATAAGTTGCGTATTGCTGCTGAGCGCAATCCTGAGCGGGTGTATATCAGAGCCAGTTGTCCGAAAGGCGAAGCCAATTCAACCTCCGGCTTGGATGATGCAATCACCGCCCGACCTACTGACACCGCTATCCGAAATTATTGGTTACTCAGAAACAGAATTGCAGAACTAACGAGAATGGTATTAGGGCTGCAGGATTACATTAGAACGGAGTGTTTACGATGAATGAAGCAAAACCACAAGATGGTAGTAAAGTGCAAGGCTATAAGAAGTTAAGCGATGAGGATATTGGCAATATGAATAATCTAAAAGGGATTAGTCGACAATTTATTGCGCAATTAGACTCCCTTTCTGTGGATGACTCCGTAGACCATCGCTGGCTATCAATCGCTAAAACTGAAATGCAGAAAGCTTGCATGTCCGCTTGTCGCGCTGTTGCTAAACCTGATGATGATTGCTAGCCGACAAGAAAGCAATACGGGAAATTGAAGCAAAGAGGTTAAAGCTTAAGGATGGCAATAGCTAAAGTAAGTGCGTGAGCTGGGTTTGTATCCATCAGCCACAAATAAGCTCCAGCAGCCGCAATAAGCTTAATTAGTAGCACAGTAATTCGTTCCATATAAATCTCCTTTGTTAGGTATTGATGAGGCTATATTTACCTATAGGTGTCCCTATTTTAATATGTTGATTTATATGAGTTTGTATTTAGATTAACCAGTGCAGGAAATTGAACAACAACGAGCCTCCAATTAGGGGGCTTTTTAATGGATGCAATTCCGCCATATAAGGGGGGTGATTTCATCTGGCTGACGGGTAAGCCGTAAGTGACCAAAGTAACGTAGTGATACGTGATGATGGTTGCGAATAACTTACAAAGATAAGGTAACTAAATGACTACGATTACAGCACAGAATCAAATGCGGTTGGAATTACTCCGATTAGTTGGCAATGACACGGCAGCAGCTCAGGCAGCTATCGAGTTCGTTAAAGACGACGCTCTCAAGTTTGAGTTATTCAAGGATGCATATAAGCAGTGTCAGACTGAAAGTGAGTTTGTTTCACGAGCACAAAAAGCAGCACGAGAAGCTCAGGAAGCACTAGACCTGTTCACGCAATAGTTAATTACACAGCTCATTTGCGAGTGGGCTGGATAATTGATTAAAGGGGGATATATGACAACAATTGCATGGGATGGCAAAACACTTGCTTCAGATAGTCAATCGCAAGTTGGTAGCATGATAGTAAGCAAGAATGAGCAGAAAATTTACCCTGCAACATCTGAATGGGCTATTAACGGATATCCTGTAAAGGCTATCGCAATAGCTGGTGATTCCGCTGCAACCTACGAAATTATAAATCACTTACAGAAAGGGTTGTTATTCGATTCTGAGTTTTCTCAAATAACAGACTTCAATTTAATCGCGGTAATTAGAGCTGGCTTCGCCTTTGTTGTTAGTAAAAACAAAGATGATGCCCGAGCTTATATTTGCGATGTATTTGAAGAATTCGCTATTGGATCTGGTGATGCATACGCAATGGCTGCAATGAAAAGCGGCAAGACAGCAAAAGAAGCTGTGGAAGTAGCAATATCGCTAGATGTCTATAGTGGTGGCATAGTTCAGGGCTTTCAGTGTTGAGGTAGATATGGCTGCACCAAAAGGAAATAGATTCTGGGAGGCTAGAAGCAGTCACGGACGAAAGCCTATATTCGAAAAACCAGAACAACTATGGGAAGCCTGCTGCGAATATTTCGAGTGGGTAGAAGATAACCCATTGAATGAAACTAAGGCGTTTGCATTCCAAGGAGTGGTGACTAAAGAAACGTTGCCTAAGATGCGAGCGATGACCATTTCAGGTCTTTGCTTATTTTTAGATATCGATAGGTCTACTTGGCTTGTATATAAGGCTAGGGAAGACTTTTTCACCATCACTACGCGAGCGGAAGAAATAATCTATGACCAGAAGTTCTCAGGCGCTGCCGCTGACTTACTGAATGCAAATATTATTGCTCGTGATTTAGGTCTCAAAGACAGACAAGAGGTCGAGGATGTAACTCCAGATAAGGGAGACCGTGACAAGCGACGCTCTCGAATTAAGGAGTTATTCAACCGTGGAAAATCTGGATCAGATACTTGATAACTTAAATGAAGATGAGCTGTTCGAGCTACAAGAGTTATTGGAAGAAGAGGAAGAGTACAGAAAAACGCATCAGCTTTTTGAGTATTCACCTTATGCAAAACAGAAAGAGTTTATTGATGCCGGTAGTAATTACTTTGAACGCTGCTTTATGGCGGGAAACCAGCTTGGTAAATCATACACTGGCGGCGCAGAGGTGGCGTTTCACTTAACCGGAAGATATCCCGGTACGAAAGGCTACCCAGAAGATGGGGCGTGGAAAGGAGAATGGAATGGCAAGCGTTTTCTTGAGCCTAACGTGTGGTGGGTTGGCGGTGAAACTAACGAAACTGTAACCAAAACAACACAGCGTATTTTATGTGGGCGAGTTGAAGAAACTGGCGAAATTGGTTACGGCTCAATCCCCAAAGAAGATGTTATAAGTTGGAAGAAATCACCATTTTACCCGAACCTTGTTGACCACATCCTTATCCGGCACAGAAACGCTGATGACATAGAAGATGGTATGTCTATTTGCTACTTCAAGCCATATTCACAAGGTCGAGCAAGATGGCAGGGTGACACAATACATGGCGTCTGGTTTGATGAGGAACCGCCTTATCCGATATATTCTGAAGGCCTGACCCGTACTAATAAATACGGTCAGTTTTCTATTCTCACATTTACCCCGTTAATGGGTATGTCATCAGTAGTCGAAAAGTTTCTCAAGAATCCATCTAAAGCTCAGAAGGTAGTCAACATGACTATCTATGATGCTGACCACTACACCGAGGAAGAGAAAGAGCGGATTGTTGCTTCATATCCTGAGCATGAAAGAGAAGCTCGTGCTCGTGGCATACCAACAATGGGTAGCGGTCGAATTTATCAAATACCAGAAGAGTCTATCAAGTGTCAGCCTTTCGAGTGCCCTGATCACTTTTACATTATTGATGGTCAAGACTTTGGATGGAATCACCCACAGTCACATATCCAGTTGTGGTGGGATAAAGACGAAGATGTCTTTTATCTAGCCAGAGTATGGAAGAAATCAGAAAATACTGCGGTTCAAGCGTGGGGCGCTGTTAAATCATGGGCTAATAAAACTCCTGTCGCTTGGCCTCATGATGGTCATCAGCACGAGAAAGGCGGTGGTGAACAGCTTAAGGCTCAATATGCTGACGCTGGATTCACAATGCTGAAAGAGCATGCAACATTTGCAGAGGGTGGGAATTCAGTTGAGTCAGGCATAAACGAATTACGTGATCTGATGCTTGATAACAGGTTAAGAGTGTTTAATACCTGCGAGCCATTCTTTGAAGAGTTCAGGCTCTATCATCGTGATGCAAACGGAAAGATAGTTAAGACTAATGATGACGTCCTTGATGCTGTTCGCTATGCCTATATGATGCGTCGATTTGCTAAACAGCGACGCGATATCAACAAACCTAAAGAAAAGAAAATTCCCGCACCAATCAGGCCGATTAGGAGATAACAATGGTCGATAGAAACGAGCGGCTAGATAAAATACTTCGCAAATTCGACCTCGATTATTCTGCTTCTGAGAATGCCAGAAAGGAGGCGAGAAACGATTTATTCTTTAGTCGCGTTAGTCAGTGGGATGATTGGCTAGAAAGCTACGTAACACTGCAATACCGAGGCCAGTTTGATGTAGTTCGCCCTATGGTTCGTAAGCTCGTCGCTGAGATGAGAAAGAATCCAATTGAGGTTCAATATAGACCAAAGGATAACGCGCCAGTTGATGCCGCTGATATCCTTATGGGCATGTATCGAACTGACATGAGAAATAATAGCTCAAAGATTGCCGTTAACGTGGCAGTAAGAGAGCAAATTGAATGCGGTTACGGTGCTTGGCGTATTGTCACTGAGTATGAGGACGACAACCCAACAAGTAATAATCAGATTATCCGGCGCGTACCAATGCATGAGTCATGCACTCACGTTATTTGGGATTGTAATTCTAAGGCAATGGATAAGTCAGACGCCAAGAACTGCACAATAATTCACGCAATGAATATTGATGGATGGGAGGCTTTCGCAGAGCAATTCGGGCTTGATGCCGAAACTATTCCATCATTCCAGTCACCTAATAATGATTTATTGTTCAACTGGTCGAATGGAAAAACGATTCATATCGCTGAATATTACGAGATTGAAGAAAAGAAAGAGTTAGTGTTTGTTTATCGTGACCCGCTAACTGATGACTTTCAAACATACTCAGCGAAAGAAGCAAAAGAAAAGATTGATGAGCTTGCCGAATCTGGCTATCAAAAAGTCGGCGAGCGCAGAGTTAAGAAACGTCGAGTGTACAAGTCAATTGTCACAAGCATTGATGTTCTTAAAGATAAGGTGCCGATAGCTGGCGAAAATATTCCCATCGTTCCACTATATGGTGAGTGGTCATTTTTTGATGACAATGAACTGTATGAGGGCGTAGTAAGAATATCTAAAGATGCTCAACGTTTACGTAACTTCATTCTATCAAGAGCTGCCGATACTGCTGCTAAATCACCTAAAAAGAAACCTTTCTTTTTTGCTGAGCAAATAGCTGGCTATGAGCATATGTACAGCGGTGATGATGAATATCCTTATTATATTCTGAATAGAACTGATGAAAACAGCCAAGACTTACCACCTTCACCTGTAGCGTATATGGAAAATGCCGAGGTATCGCAAGCTGACGCATTACTTCTTGAGGTTGCAACTGATGCCGCTAAGTCAACGGCTCGTGTCGGTGTTGACCCAGATGTTGCTAATGGTCAGGTAGCATTTGATACCGTAAATCAGCTTAATAGTCGCATCGATTTAGAAACGTATGTGTTTCAGGATAACTTAGCTATTGCCATGCGGCGTGATGGTGAAATTTACGCATCAATAGCGGCTGAGATATACGACACTCAACGCACGGTAACAACTACAGCTGAGGATGGAGGAGAGAGTCAAATCGAATTAATGCAGGAGGAATTAGACTTCAGCAAAGGCGAAATGGTTACTCATAATGATATCCGAGGCAAGTACGAAACGTTTACTGATGTAGGACCATCTTTCCAATCACAAAAAGATGCAGCTAGAGCGGAAATAAGCGACCTGATCACTAAGGTTCCACCTGAACACCCTATCTGGAATGTCATGATGCTTACTTATGCAAATATGCTAGAAGGTAAGGGCATTGAGACTATTCGTGATTATGCTAACAAGGAGCTAATTACTAAGGGGCTGAAGAAACCAGAAACCGAGGAAGAACAACAATGGTTGATGGAAGCTCAACAAGCCGCACAGAGTAACCAAGACCCAATGGCAGAAATGGCAAGAGCTGAAACAGTGAAGGCTCAGGCTGAAATGCAAAACTCACAAAACAGAATGATGGAAACGCAAATCAAAGCGTTTACAGCGCAGCAACAGGCGCAAGAGTCACAAGCCAATACCGTTTATAAAATGGCTCAAGCTAGAGATATAGACGAGAAAGCTGTTAGAGAGGCTATTGATTTACTTAGTAGGCTATCCCAGCAGCAACAACAAAACATTCCTTCCGACAATAACGTCGAGAATAATCCTCAAACCATGTAAGAGAGTTAAATATCATGAGCACAACCACCGAAATTCAGAATCAATCTGAAGAATTAGTCCTGTCCGGCGATCAGGCGGCGGCATCCGCAGATAGCTTAGTTATCGATAATGCCAACGGTAACGCAGGGCAAGAAGAAGGCTTCGACGTTGTACTGAAAGACGATGAGCCAACACTGGAAGGCAAGCCAAGTAATAACGCAGTTCAAGCAGCAAAGCGGATCGCTCGTAAACGTCAGCGTGAAATTGAGCAGCAAGTAACAGCAATTGAAAATGGCGAGCTTCCAGAGCACTTGCGCGTCAACCCCGAGCTCCCAGCAATGCCGAACATAGATAGTTACTTATCTGATGAGTCATTAGAGAAATACGGGTATGACACTCACCGAGCTAATGCGGCGTTTCAAGCTGATTTATTACAGTGGCAGAACAGTGCCCTTGACGCTAGAAGCAAAGCAGTAGCCGATCAGGGTCGTAAAACTCAGGAGTATACGCAGCAAGGCCAACAAATCGCTAAAGCAATCACTGCTCACTATGATGCGGCTGAAAAACTCAATCTACCGGACTATCAGGAGAAAGAAGATTCAGCGCTGCAAGTTATGCCGCAGGGTGTGTATGAGGCAATTGCACAGAATTTCCCTGATAAATCAGCCGCTATCATTTACTACCTAGGCGCAAACCCAGAGAAAGCGCGTGAATTGTTTAGCAAAAACTCAGTACAGGCCACTATCGAAATAACTCGATTAGCTGACCGTTTAACTCTCAAGCCTCGCGGTACACAGCGATCATCTGCACCACCTGCTGACGAGCCATTAAGTGGCGATGTTTCAGCGGCTAATGTCGCAGCATTGCAAAAGCAAATGGATGATGCAGCAAATAAACGTGACGTTCAGAAGTACCGCGCCATCAAGGCTAAATTACAAGGAATAAAATAATGTCTTTAAGTGAAGGTCAAATCATCACCTATATGGTGGATGAAGTAGTAAACACTATCGAAAATAACTGCCCTATGGCTCAGCGTGTAGGTAAATATACCCCACCTGCTGGTGATATGCAGCGCTCACAAAATACTGTCTGGATGCCAGTAGAGCAAGAAGCACCGACTCAGCCGGGCTGGGACTTAACAGACAAAGCAACAGGTATTATTGAGTTGTCAGTTAAATGTAATCTAGGCGTTCCTGATAATGACTTCTTTGGCTTACGTGCTGATGATACTCGTGATGAAACCTCATTACGTCGTCGTATCAAAGCGTCTGGTTTAAAGTTGGCGAACAATGTAGAAACCTCTATTGCGAAGCAAGCAGCAGAAACAGCATCATTGATTGTTACTGATGTTGATCATGTATCTGCTGATAATAAAGCGTGGGATATGATGTCTGATGCTGAGGCGCTAATCTTCTCTCGTGAGTTAAATCGTAGTCAAGGATTAAGCTACTTCTTTAATGCTGACGACTACAAAAAAGCCGGAATGAATTTAGCAGGAAAAGACATGTATGGTCGCATCCCAGAGGAGGCATACAAGTCAGGCACTATTCAAAAGCAAGTCGCTGGATTTAATGATGTGCTTCGATCACCTAAGTTACCGACTATGCTAGCAGCTACAGCTACTGGCGTAACGGTTGACGGCGCTCAGAAGTTCAAGCCGCAAGCGTGGAAATTAGATGCTGATGGAAATCAGGAAAACGTTGATAACCGCACTGCCGTTATAAAGGTTAGTGATGGGTCAGCATTTAAGCGCGGCGATAAAATCAGCTTTGCTGGCGTTAAGTTTATCTCTCAAATGGCGAAAGACCTGCTAACTCAAGATGCTACGTTTGCGGTAGTTGGTGCTGATGGTAACAACCTGACCATCATGCCTAAACCAATTGCACTTGATGATGCCGCACTTAAACCAGAAGAGCGAGCATACGCCAACGTTAATACATCATTAGCAGCAGGCGCGGCAATTAGCGCTATTAACGTAAAAACAACAAAGTCGAACATCTTCTGGGCTGATGATTCTATCACCTTGTTATCTCAGGCCATCCCTCTTAATCATGCATTATTCAGCGGCATGAAAACGGAGTCATTCAACATTCCATCAGTTGGACTGAATGGCGTTGTAGCTTATCAGGGTGATATCAATACCTTTGAAGGCAAATGTCGTATTGCTGTTTGGTACTCAGCTTGCACTAAACGCCCTGAAGCTGTTGGCGTCGGTCTTACTGGTCAACAATAAACCCTCGTTACTATTTGGGAGCTTCGGCTCCCTTCTTTTTTGGAGAAAGATAATGAGCACAATGCTTTATAAAGCCGATGGCGATGTGAAAATATGGGGAATGAATCTTCAGATAGCAACCGTTGATGATGATGAAATTGAAAGTTATCTAAATGATGGCTGGCATAAAAACCCAAATGATACTCAAATCTTGCCAGAGCAAGAGCAAGAGCAAGAGCAAGAGCAAATCAAGAAACCCGCTACCAAGAAAAAGGCGGTAAAAGATGCAGATAACAACGAAGGGTGAGCTAGTTGTCGCGGCGCTACGTAAAATCGGTGTCGCATCCGATGCTACATTGACTGATATAGAGCCTCAATCATTAGAAGATGGCTTGGTTGATTTAGAATCAATGATGTACGAATGGTTCGAAGATGGCGCAGGCATTCATACTGGCTATATCTTTGCAGAAGAAGACACTCCAATTGATCAAGGTGATGAGCATGGGATTAACAAGCAAGCAATTAGCGCGGTTATCTACAACCTAGCTACTCGCATCGCACCTGATTATCAAATTATCCCACTAGATAAAGTTATTACAACCGCACGTTATGGCAAAGAAAGATTAATGCGTAGTTGTGCAGTGAAACGCGCAAAAGAAGCCAGATCACATTATCCGAACGGCTTCCCTATTGGCTCAGGTAATCGACTAGCTACGATGACCGGACAGCGATTCTTCCACAGGAGTAAACCACATGCCAAGGATTCAGATCCCTCTTGCTAGAGGTTTACGCAAAGACCCGAACACAGCTGACTATATCGATGGACTACCCGTCAATATGTTAGCAACACCGAAAGAAGTATTGAATGCGGCTGGCTATCTACGTTCATTCCCTGCATTAGAAAAGCGTCAGGATGTGGCAGGGCTATCGCGTGGCGTTCAATTCAACACTAAGAATGGTACAGCTTATCGTGTATGTGGCGGTAAGTTGTATCAAGGTGTAAATGCTATCGGTGATGTACAGGGAAAAGATAGGGTAGCTCTTGCTCATTCTGGCGTGAGTCAGGCAGTGGCATTTGGCGGTAAATTGAAACTTTATCGCTATGATGGTGAAGTTAAAGAGTTAACGAACTGGCCTGAAGAGGAAGTGGTTAAAGAGGGTTACACTCGTGACGTTAAAAAATGGACTCATAAAGCTGGCAATGATGATTTTGTATCGTTAACTAAAGATGATATCGACGGGTCATTAACACTGAAGATAACACCTAAAGCATCAGATGGCGTTTCTGGTGAAGTGATAACGATAGCCGAGTATCAATTTGATTCTAAAATATCGCAGGATAAACCGGAAACTGAGAAGCCATATTTAACTGATATTGTCGTCAAAGGGTTGAAGCGCATCAGTGGTAAGTTAACCATTGAATACAAATTCAATTACGATAAAACAATCCCTGACAATACCGTTAAGCCTACCGATACAACTGAGTTTTTAATGACTCAGGAAGTGTTAGAAGTCGTTAATAAGTATCCTCAGTATGATTTAGGTGACGTGGTTGATGTTGCCCGTAACCGTGGCCGTTATATCTGGCTGCAAAAAGGCGGCGCTAGATTTGGTGTAACTGACATCGAAGATGAATCAAAGCCCGATAGGTATCGTCCATTCTATACAGCAGAATCACAGCCTGACGGTATTATCTCAGTTAGCTCATGGCGCGACATGGTTATCTGCTTTGGCGCATCGACAATTGAATATTTCACATTAACCGGTTCAACTGATGCGACTCAACCTATTTATTCTATGCAGCCGTCTTACATGGTGCAAATGGGAATAGCTGGTCGTGATGCTAAGTGCAAGTTTGGCGATTCGTTTGCATTCATCAGCAACCCTGCCAATGGCGCACCATCTGTTTACGTTCTAGGTTCCGGTACAGCCAGCCCAATATCCACAGCAAGCATTGATAAGATTATACGCACATATACCGCTGATGAGTTATCAGGCGCTGTTATGGAGCCGATAAAGTTTGATGGTCACGAACTGGCAATTATTCACTTACCACGACATACCTTATGTTTTGATGCGGCAGGTAGTCAGCAATACATGCAATGGTGCGTATTGAAAACTGGACTATATGACGAGCCATACCGCGCTATCGACTTCATGTATGAGAACAATCAAATAACAGTTGGTGATAAGAAAGAATCAATACTCGGTAACTTATCATTCACTGGTTCAGGTCAATACGATAAGCAAGTTGAGCACATTCTCTATACACCGATGGTTAAAGCTGATAATGCCCGAGTGTTCGATATGGAACTTGAGGCATCAACAGGCGTCGCTCAAATCGCTGACCGTTTATTTTTATCTGCCACTACCGACGGCATTAACTTTGGTCGTGAGCAAATGATTGAACAAAACGCGCCGTTTCAATATGACCGTCGTATTTTATGGCGTCGTGTCGGCAGGGTGAGAAAGAATATCGGCTTTAAGGTAAGAGTTATCACTAAGTCACCTGTAACGCTTTCTGATATGTCAATGAGGGTTGAGTAATGGCAACTGAAGAAAGAGACAGTTCACTATCCGTTCCCGTAGAAGTTCAGGGTTCTTATATTTCACCTGATATTTTACCTACTAACTTTAATCCTGTTTATCGTGACATCGTTCTTAGGGGCTCAGAGGATTTAAAAAAGGTTGCAGGCCGCGCAAATGATGCAGGTAACGAAGCCTATCAAGCTCAGCTACGTAATGATGAACAAGACTTGATACTTGATGACCATGAATTGCGATTAAAAAATGCCGAAGAAACACTTGCTGAGCATACCGCGCAACTAGCTAACCATGAAACGCGAATCACCGCAGCAGAAGATAAAATAGTTGAGCATGAGATAAGGCTTAATGATACCGAAATGCGGCTAGACGACCACGAGACGCGATTAACGACAGCAGAGAGCGACATTGACTACCTAACGGAAAAGGTCGCTGAGATTGACGTTGATTACGTCTCATTGAGTCGTGAAGCTACGCAAATTTTAGCATCACCTATTTCTGTCAAAGATTCGTACTCTATTAATGATGTTCAGGTGGTTGGTGCTCGAGTTACTGGCTTCACCGCTTCCACTGGTACGGCTTCAAAGTCTGGCTTTAACGCCAATCAAACTTACAGTATTGGTTCGACATATGACCAGTCAGAAGTTCAGGCGCTTGCTTCTGCTCTCACTGAAACTCGTAAATCACTCAAAGCGCTGGAAGATATGGCGCGGTCGCACGGGTTAATCGATTGAGGTAATCATGATCACATTCAAACCAACTCGCAATATTGATTTAATTGAAGGAGTCGGCAATCACAAAGACATTATCGCTGGAAGTAATAACGGGGATGGCTTCGATTACAGCGCCAATCAGAAATATTTTGAAGTTAATGTGTATGGTAATTTCGGTGGCATCGTGTATTACGAAGAAGTACAGCCGATGACTTTTGATTGTCACGCTATGTACCTCCCTGAAGTTAGAGGATTCAGTAAAGATATTGGCCTAGCGTTCTGGAATTTCATCCTTTCAACAACTCATGTTCAATGTGTTACCTCATTCGCTGCTCGTAAGTTTCGGCATGGTCAAATCTATTGCTCCATAATTGGACTTAATCGGGTCGGCACTATCAAAAAGTATTTCAAAGGCGTTGATGACGTCACTTTCTATTCTGCAACTCGTGAAGAGTTAACCGAGTTCATCAGCAAACAACGGAGTTAATAATGGCTATCAATATTTTTGCACTAGGCAGAAAACTGCGTGGTGAAGAACCCCCATTCCCTGAAGGTGGCGGCGGCAAAGGTGGCGGCGGTGATAGTGGTTCTGGTGCTCAGGCTCAAGCTACTAAATATGCCGCAGATTTACAAAATCAACAATTTGAACGAGTCATGAATGGGTTAGATCCATTTACCCCTCTTGCTGGCCAGTATATTAACAAGCTGCAAAACCTTGCATCACCAGAAGGCCAAGCGCAAGCACTGAACGGTTATTACAATTCACAACAGTTTAATGATTATGCAAATCAGGCTCGCTACCAAAATCTAGCAGGCGCTGAGGCAATGGGTGGATTAGGTTCAACTGCGACAAGTAATAGCCTTGCATCAATAGCTCCTATGCTGGGTGAAAATTGGTTGGGTGGTCAAATGAACAACTATAACAACCTTGCAAATATCGGTCTTGGTGCGCTTCAAGGTCAGGCTAATGCTGGTCAAAATTACGCAAATAACGCTGGTCAGTTATCACAACAGAGTGCGGCACTTGCAGCGGCTAATGCTAATAGACCATCTGGATTACAAAATGCGATTGGTGGTGCGTTCGGCGGTGCTGCTTCAGGTGCTGCGCTTGGCAGCGTAGTACCGGGTCTTGGTACTGGATTTGGTGCTGCAATCGGAGGTGGCTTAGGTTTACTTGGAGGCTTATTCTGATGGCGACTTGGAACCAAAATATTAATAGTGGTGGTTTTCTTGGTGGTATCGGTCAAGTAAACAGTAACGCACCTCAAGCAAGAGATATCAATCCTACTCTTGGACTTATACGAGAAAATAATGACTTGCAACGCTCAGGCGCAAATAACTGGGGGCTTCAGGGGTTAGCTGGTTTATCTGGCGTGGCTCAAGTTATGGATCAGCAAAAACAACAAGAGCGCCTCTCCGAGTTTCAAGGTAAGTGGGGTCAAGCTATGACAAGCAATGACACTAACGCAATGCGTGGTTTATTTGCTGAATACCCTGAAATGCGAGAGCAAATTACAGGCGGCATGGATGGCATTAATGACGACGTTAAACAATCCTTTGGAAATATTGCATTGGGTTATAGCTCTGCCATATCAAGCGGAAACCCTGAAGAATATGTGCGTCAAAATGCTGATGAATTTAGGCGCTTAGGTATCGATCCTCAGGAAGCATTAAAGAAAGCGATAGACTCGCCAGCGGAAGCGAAACAGTTTGCAATATCTTTAGGCATGAGAGCAGTAACGCCTGAGCGATTTATGGACATGGTAGATGCTGACGCTAACCGAGTAATTAAGCGTGATGAGCTAACGGAGTCAGCTAGAAAGGCTGATATGGATAACGCTAGAGGTATTAGAGGGCAAAATTTAAGTTATCAGTCAGCAATGACTGGGCATAGCATCGCCGCCCAACGGCTTCAGCTTGATAATGAAATAAAAAAATCTGACATGCAAGAGAAGGCGCTGGATAGAAGGTTGCAGCGTGAGAAAAACGAACTGGAGCGTGAAAAGCTGCAACAACAAATAGGTGAGGTTAGAGATAAATCAGCAGCCGCTAAGAATGAAAAACTAAATTCTGTTGTAAGTAGCCTTGATGATCTTAATTCAGCTTTAAGTGTTGGGAAAGAGCTTGAAAGTCATGTCAATGAACATCCTTCAGTTGTATCTAGAAATCAAGGTGGTGTTTTAGGGAAACTACCTAATTTCACAGATGATACTAAAACGTTAGCTGCAAAAACAGATGAGTACAACTTAAAGGTTGTACTCCCTGCGTTAAGAGGCACATTTGGAGGAAACCCAACGGAAGGTGAGAGAACCGCCCTAATGCAATCTCAGAATAACTTGAAAAATGCCACCTCTCAGGAGGATTACCTTAGAGAGCTAAATAAATCTCAAGATGTAATTATGGGGATGCAAAAGCGGCAAATTAAAAGCCTGGGCATTCCAGTAACAAAGTCTAACGATGAGGCTACAGACGTTCAGATGTTACTTTCTGATCCGGCATTAGTTGGTGAATATGTTAAGACATATGGTTACTTACCTGATGATTACTACAAGTTAAAGCGTGGTGGTAAATAATGGCAAATGAAACTAACGAAAAAATTTCTTCATGGGAGGAAAGAAGAAAGCAATTTTCTGGCAATTCACCGACCAAGGAAAACGCCGCACCTCAACCCAACTCATGGGAAGAAAAGCGAAAGCAATTTTTAGAATCTGGTGCATCAAGTCACCAGTCTCAGTTATCTGAAGCCCAAATGGCTAACTTAGATATCCCAACGGATGAGATTTTAGCTTACCACGATGCGCAAAAGCCACGACATAAGCCAGAGATGGGTAATCCAGTTGTAGAGGCGGGGAAAGGGTTATTACAAACTGGCGCTAACGTTGTAAATATCGTTCCTGAAATTTCTGATGCTGTCGCTTCGTTTGGCGCATGGGCTGGTCAGGCTGTTGGTGGCGATGGCACATATCAGCCAGCACCTAGGCTGCAATTGCCTGATGATATAAAGCCACAAGATAAATATGCCATGTTGGGAGCTGAGATTGGCCCATATCTAATTCCATTACTTGGGCCTGAAAGAACTGCTGCTGTTTTATCTCAGGCTGCAAATGCTAGTAAAGTTGAACGTGCTGCCGTTCGTGGCGCTGATATGGTTGCAGAGAACACCGTGGGAGCTTTAGCGCAAAACAGCAGCAAAGATAATGCTGATAGTCTGGCTACTGATCTAAGTTTAGGTGTGGCTGGTAGTGGCATAGCTAGAGCGGCTGGGCCATTGCTAAGCAGGGCCTATGGAGCTGTTAGCAATAAAGTTAATAGCGCACTAGGCCGTGAAACTCAGCAAGCTGCTCAGCAAACAGCACAACAGACCGCAGAGCGTACAGCGGCTGATGCGATAAATCCTGAACAAGTTGCAACAGAAGAAACGTTACGAAAATTAGCGGTACAGAAAAATCCAGACCTTGCAAACTCTCTGGAAGGATTGAATGTTAATGTTAGGCCAGAAGTAAGGCAATCGGCAGACCGTTTAGGGCTAACTGATGATCTTCTTCCCTCTCATCTGTCAGGAAATCAGCAATACCAAGCCGTAGAACAAGCAATTAAGTCTCGTGCTGGATCTGCGCTTAAAGTGCAAGAGGATAACGCAATACTTCGTTTATCTGAGCAGGCTGGCAGGCTAATTGATGATGTCGCAAATGTTCCTGATGCGTTATCGCTAAATCAACGTGTAATTAATCAGTTTGACAACAGAATGAATGCACTGGAAAGAAGGAGCGATCAGCTTTATCAAGGTGTAGATAATGCGATACCGCCTCAGTCTAGAGTGGTAGCAAATAATACTGCTCAGGCACTAGAAAGAAAAGCCGATGAACTTGGTGGTTGGGAAAACTTAGATACCATAGAGAAGAATGTATTTAAGGCTGTTAATCCAACTGATGATGGGGTGCTGACTTACGCAAATTTAAACAAGCAACGTCGGTTAATTGGTCAGGCTCTTTATAAGAATCGTGGGCCATATAAAGATGCGGATGAAGGCGCTTTAAAATATCTATATCGCCAGCTGTCAGAAGATCAAAGAGCTGCATTAGGTAACGTTGGGGTTCGTCGTGATTTTGAAATAGCTCAACGATTGGTACAAATGCGCAAGAACATGGAAGATCAGATGGTAGGGTTGCGGGGGAAAAACCTAACTGGTGATGTGGCTAATCGGGGTTCGCTAGCTGTTTCTTCATTAGCTAAAGGAAATTCCAAACAATTTGTTGAGTTAATGGAAAATTTACCAACTCGTCAAATGCGGCAAGAAGTAGCAGCAGCATCTATCAGAGATATGTTATCAACGGGTAAACGTGGTGCAGATTTTAACCCTGCTGGATTCGCAGACTGGTATCAAAATTTAAGGTCATCAGGTAACTTGAGAATTCTTGCTAAGCAAATGCCTAGAGAGTTTATGAGCGGACTACATGATACATATGTTGTTGCTGATGCAATTAGAAGGGCTAAGTCATTAGAAATCACCACTGGTAAATTAAAAGAGTTTACCGAGAGATTCGATGCAGTAACCGCCAAGCACGAACTGGCAGCAAAATATGCTAGGCAGCTTGGCACTATGGCTGGTACAAAGTTTGGACCATTGGGTGCGGTAGCAGGAGGGGCATTAGGGGAAAAAATAGCAGCAAGAGCAAGAAAGCTGGGAGGCGCAGGGTCATCGGACGCAGCTGATAAGTTAATTTCATCGCCAGAGTTTCAAGTGGCAGTTAGAAACAACAGGGTGTCAGGAAACAATGTTAAAGGCAGACTATCAAGCAATCGGTTTGACGAGGCTACCCTAAGATTATCTCCTGCATGGCGTGAATTTTATAATACACTTCCAGACAGCGAAAAGAGATTGATAGCTAGAATGGGCTTTATTTGGTGGGTAAATCAGGACGACTCTAATCCCGATTCTGATAGATAACCTATGAAGGCTGGCGCTTCCTCATCAATCAACTTGGTCAATGAGTCACCAAACATAGGTAGCATTTCTTTTTCGTACCATTCATAATCACTAACTGAGTATGGTGACTCGCTTCCTTTGAGCTTAAGTATCTCAATTCTTTTTTCATACGCAAGCATCATTAAGTGGCATATGTATTGTTTGTTTAGAAAAGGTAATGATAGATAATATCTACCTTTTTCTGATTTTGCATACTCAGAGACTGAAACCCCAGCATTACCCGCTTCCTTTTGCATATCTGAGTATGCCATATACAAAACATCATCCCTATTATCTACATAATTTTTAATGGATTTTAGTAATGATGTTAACTCCAATTCTTTATCAGAAACTATTTCCTTTTTAGATAGCCCAAACATGCAGAACCTCTCTATTTGCCTTGTGGCTTAGTTTTTTTTAATTCATTTACGGAATTGATTGTATTTATGCAATTTTCCGCAAATTCCATTACGCTCCATCCGTTTGATGATGCTTCTGCCATGACGAATTTATCAATAAATTCCTCGCCATTTAGCATCTTTTCTTTTTCTTGAAATTCATACATTTTATTAATGGTGCTGCATTTTCCAGCATATAAACCAATGTCAGTAGCCGAAACAACTATTTTGTGATTTTCTTCAGCGTTGCTTGTGGAAAAAGCTGTAAATGGAATTGTTGCTAAAAATAGCAAAACATTTAATTTTTTCACCATCACCTCTCATAATTATTTTTAATGCCTCAATGATAGTATGAGGCAGGGATATTCACAATCAAATAGGTCGCAAATGAATAATATACTCAAACATTATAGACACATGAAGATACCGCTATTTGAGTCTGGCTATGTTGTTTATTGCGATTCTTGGGATGAGTGGGAATCGCTTCATAGCAAACTAGGCATTGATAGCGGTGATAGCTTTGTTAATGGACTTAGCCACACGGTAAGCAATGAACAATGTGTTCTGCATATCATTGGTGTATTCAACGGTAAAGCATCAACATTAGCCCATGAGTGCGCTCATATGGCGTTCGATATCTGTCATAGAGTCGGCGTTAATGTAGAGACAGGAGCAGCTAACGAAACATTCTGCCACCTAATAAGTCGGATGATTGATTTTTGCTCTAACACACAAAAAAGCCGACATAAGCCGGCTTAAATTATCAACGCTTGCTGTTTGGTGTTCTCTTTTCCAGAATCCAAGTATGACCAGCTTTTGTTGTTGGCGGTAAAATCTCGTTATCTCTCACAGTGGCAAAGTTATCTTTCTCTCCACCGCGAGGGCCTACTTCACGATAAATTCCACCGTTTTTTCCAGTGTTTTCACCGGGCTTCTTACCCATGATTATCTCCATATTAAAAGCTCACAATTGAGCATATTTAATATTGGTTATGGATAGAATAAAGTCAACAGACTAACGTCTAGCACATTAACTATTTTTATCATTATAGAGCTTAATAAGCATTTCTACGACTGACTTTTTAAGCTCTTCGGCTTGTTCGTTGGCCACACGTTCGGCGTCACTACGATAGCCGATAATGGGCGTTGGCATTTCTAAGTAATTATCAATTATGTGAACTAGCTCAGCATTAAGTGAGCGTCCATTCATCTTATCTTTTTGTTTTAACTTCTCTTTAGTCTCAGCAGTAAGCCTGAGATTGAACTGTGTATCATCCCGTGCCATTCGTCTCACCCTCTAATTTTGGTGGACTGGCATCATATAACCTACTGTATTTATAAACAATAAGACCACGGTGCTACCATAGCGCTGCGACTACTCACGCTTGGAGAAAGCAATGTCAGATATTATCCCAAATGTCGTTGTGAGCATGCCCTCTCAACAATTCACTCTCGCAAGGAAATTCCAAGCGGCGAGTAACGGTAAAATTTACATCGGAAAAATTGACACGGATCCGACTATCCCTAGCAATCAGATTCAAGTTTATCTTGAAAATGAGGACGGAAGCACAATTCCTGTTGCCCAGCCGCTAATTATCGGTGTAGGTGGTTATCCTGTTTACAACGGGCAGATTGCTAAGTTTGTGACAGTGGAAGGTCACAGTATGGCTGTCTATGACAGCTACGGTGCACAGCAATTCTATTATCCTAATGTGCTGAAGTATGACCCTGATCAGTTTGATATTAGATTCAGGGCAGAGCTGGGGGGTGAGTACGGAGCTGGGATTGTCGGTGGCGCTATTTACAGAATAAGCTCCGTAAACGAAATGAAGAATCTGCGGTTTACTCCAAAAAACGGTGATATTTGCATCACCTCTGGGTATTACAGCATATCTGATGGCGGAGGTGCTGAGTATGTATATTCAACATCCATAACTGAGCCAGAGGATGGGTTTATTATTCATGATTTCACGTCAGGAGGAAAGTGGAAGCTTGTAGATAATCGAAGCCGTCTTCCTTTTCAGGTTGCTGGTGCTAAAGTTGATGGCGTTGCTGATGATACCACAGCCTTAATATCTGCACTACGCGCTAAGAGGCCAATGTCGTTAAGCCGTGGAATAATGAGGATTTTTGCTGCTATTAATCTTGATGAATACATAGATACTCAATTTCTAGGTTTGGATATCTCTGGACTAGGTAGGGAATCAATAATTGAGTTTAATGATGGTTCTGGTGGATTCTACTCTAAAAACGTATTTTTCAGGTCATGCAATTTTTCAGGAATACACATCAGAAATGGCGCAAAAGATAAAAATGGTTGTGGCTTTAGAAATCCCCGTGGAGCAGAGCAGGTAAACTGGGAAAACGTTACGTTCTCTTATTGGAAAGTATCTCATGATGTTCATGCGTGGAACTCATCATTAAAAACAGTTACATCAGTGAATTGTGAGTATGCTGGGTGCTATAGCGGAACATCAATGGATAATGGTTCATTTTATGCAATTGGTTGTGATTTTGGTCATCAGTTGGGATTTAGATATAATCCAGGCACTAATACCGTTGACGTATCACCACAACCGTTAAGTTACTCTACTTTTTCATCTAATGCTGCGGATGATTGTGGGTCTTCTTATAGTGTAGGTGCTTGTAGAAATGTTGTAGTGGAGGGAAGTGGGGCGGAAATTCCTTCTGGTGAATGCGTTATAGATTTATCGAGAATTCCGACAGCAAGGTCTGGTCAGCTTATTACATTTAAATCTTTTGATATCTATATTCAACCGTCAGATACATCTATCATTGAGATAGTGAAAGAGCCTTCATATGAGTATGGTTGCTATAGGTCTGTTGTGTTTGAAGATTCCACGTTTTATTCAGATTTAAACATTCCAGCTTTCAGCAATAACGGCAAAGGAATTGTATTTAATAACTGTAGATATAATTCAACAGGAATTAAGCGGCTAACAAGGAATGACACTGACGGTATGTTAATTGATGGGGTTGTTATCAATTATGATGGGAAATTAAAGAAAACAGGATTCACCGTTGCTGGATTTGACCAGCTAAGGAATGTTAAGTCATTACTTTCTTTAAATCCTGTCTCTGGTACTGCATCGGTTGTTTTAAGGCTACAAGACACTAGCGTACCTGGATTAGCTCAGGGTGTTACAGCCTTTGGTAGGATTAGCTTTTACCCTGTAAATAAGTCTGCTGGTAATGCATCTAGAAGCTGCGGAGATATAGTCTTCTCCTTGGCAGCAGATTGGGAGGCTGGATTAGATAGTATTAACGCCCAGAAACTAGGCAACACTTCCGCTATTACTGTTGCTAGAAGAAATCAAGGTGGTGTTCAGGAGATTGTATTTACATTACCAACTAGTGTTATTTATATGTGCACGCTTGACTATTGGTGCAATGGGAAGTTCGATGTGGATTTTAGAGATTATTATACTTTATAGTATAGCTGATTCTGCGCCTCTAATGGAGGCGCATATGTCTATTTTTTCATGCAAAATGCAAGATAAAGCAAAGTAAAATCCATCGGGGAAAAGAGCCCTATCTGATCTACTGCATATCGAGTTAACGCAATAATAAAAAGAATAACGGCAATTAATCTTGCACGGATTACGGTGTATGCTAATAAGCTAGCAATTATCAGTGTGTGGAATATTCCGTATCGCGCATGACCCATTATGAATGAATTATGGGGATTATTTTCGAATCTGACAATTTCGTTGCAACAAGATGAGTATTCATTGCCGAACAGGAGCGATCTTAAATCCATATTTGAAAAATACTGATCTAACATCATTGACCGCGGTGAATCTGTACCGAGAGCAAAGTTGGTCTTTGTCATAACGTAATCCTGTATATCATAAATGAAATAAGCCAATGCAGCTCCTATTATCAATATAATTGCGAATGACGTTGTTTTCTTGAATGAATTTACTAATGATATTGATAGTATTATAAATGATATTAATATCCCACTTCGGCCGAACAGCATAAAGCAACAAATAAATGATATTAGTTGAACTAAAATAGGGTATTTATTATTTTCTTTAATATACGCAGCCATATGAAAGCAAGATAAAAGAATGAATATAGCGCTAACTATATTTCTACTTGCTCCAGCTAGTATGTCATTGTACCCATTAGGGTTAACTATATTGTTTATTATAAAAAAAGGCAGTGTGTAGGCAAAGAAAGCATAAAAACACATCCTTGCTATAAACAACCCTTTGCTTGACTCATTAATAGCCCAGCATAAGCTACACGCAGTTGCAATATAGATTATCCCTACAAATGCCGATATTTCATCATAACTTCTAGAAAAGAAAGAGCTTAAAATGACAACAAGGATGGATAGCACCATCATAGAAAGATAAAATATATTTACTTTATCTTTGGATGTAACAACAAAAATCGGAATAACTATGATTGCAATAAAAACGCTAATTGCGAGGAAAGCGTCACTTCCAGTAATCATTTTCGATAAATATGCATAGAAAGATAAAATAACTAAAAGAGTTATTATGTTATGTTTTTTTATGGCAATGTTTTTCATTGGTATATTACTGATTATTTACAAAATTAGTGAAATACTATATGATTAAGTGCTGTACTTCAACCACAATGAAGCTAGAGGGTTGCATGGAAATGAATAAAGAGATATTTCTTAAGTGGTCAAAAAACATACTGGCTGCATTGTTGATGATTGTCGGGCTAGGGTCGGTCGCTATTGTATCATTATACATCGGCGAGTATGGCTTTGTATTTAACGCAGATAACCTAGCAAAGATACTCAGTTAATGGGTATACGGAACAGCAAAATAAGTCACTTTCTAGATAAAAATATGTCGGACATTGATAGCTTGATTTTCATTTTCCTCCCTATACTATATCTGCATTTATAAGTGGCGGAACAGATACGAAATGAAATTAAGCGTTAGGGAGTCGATTTGTCTTGATTTAATCAGAGCTATTGCATCTCAGGTTGTGGTCATTGGGCATGGAATAAGCTTTATGGGAATATTTAAGTTCTTGCATACATCATATCCAGATATTCTGAAATTATTTTAAGGAAAAACTTTAAAAATGTAATGTACAAGATGAGAAGTGTATTTAAACATAGCTCTTTATCTAAAAATTAGTTAAATAAACGTCATGTTTATTAATTAAAATCAAGTATCTTACAAAATTGAACTTATTGATATATTACCTAGTTGCTACGGTTGTTTAGCGCTGGTCGCTAGGTAATATTGATACATTTGGAAAATATTAACCTTCCTGACTGTACTCATATCCCTTCGGCAGTCTCTTGCTCACTTCCCTGTAATGAACTAAACGCTCACGAAAGTACTCGCGCAAGTGTTCGGGTTGTTGTCGCTCAATTTCGACGTCAATAACTGCCTTGCCGAGTCTTTCTTTATAAGCGACTCCACTTGCGGCTAAATCGACATTCACTTTGTCTTTATCTTCTTTTGAGAGTTCTGCGAGATTGTGCAT